CCAGGCGGGTCTCCTATAGACCCCGCCACCTGGTACCCTAACGGGCTGGCCAGCTACCTTATAACAATCCTCCCTTCACCTTCACGAAGACCCAGTACTCGGGCTGCTCCTATATCCACTGTCTCCTGTATCTGACGTCTTGCCGTCTCGTTACGGACTCTCAGCCCGTACAACGTGGCGAGGGCGCAACGCAACTGCTGGTCGAGGTAAATGGCCAACCATGTCGGGTCTACACCTTTTACGTCTGGAGTGGAGAATAGGGTCTTGCCGAGTAGCGTCTCTGATCTGATAGTGTGTTGGGCCCCTGACCACCAGTCTGGATACTGCTTGAGCACCACATCTGCAACTTCGGGTATCAGGTTTGCATACATGCGGGCCAGCCTCGTCAGGCGTGTAATTTCAAGCGGCGGTAAGGGCGCGCTCCCGAACCTTAACTGGATGGGGGCGCGGATGATTGTTCGCTTAGCGGTAGCGGAGGTGTACTTTGTTGACCTCCAATCAACGGTATTTGACCACCATCTTTTGACCATAGATTCCGTGTGGCCCACGCCAAATAGGCGGCTGATTTCAGCCGCCGTGCTAGCGATGCCGGGAGTAGTACGCATTCTGATCTGGTCCTCTGGAACGGAGGATTCTATAATCAGACCGGAACGTCTCATCGTCGGTAAGATTGATGCTCCCCCCCATGCCCTGGGGGTTTCGGTCCAGACCTTGACGGTTTGTGGACTCAACTCATTTGCCCGAGCTATATCGGGTAGAGCTTCGGCGGGGAGATCGGCGTTAGCACGGGCACAAAATAGTACCCACTGCGAGTACATTTCTGAGACCCGTTCTATGCCGGGTGGGGTCGGTGCGTTGATCGGATTCCTCCAACTAAGCGCGTTAATTGATCTAGCAGGATAACCGGCTATACGGCCGTTATCCACATATCTGCGGAGGAACTCAGTACGCCCTCCGGCGGAAACGAAGAATTTGAACGGGTTGACTTGAAAGCCCCAATCCTGTATACGGACCCACACGTCGAACGCATCTGCCACGCTTGCGAACCTAGCCTCGACATCATCCCCTTGATAAACTGATGCCAAGGGGACGACCGACGCCGCCTGTTCCGCAACTTCCGTGACGGATTTGTTTAATAGTGTGTCCAGCATAGCAGTCCAGCGCCACCCGGATAATACTCCATTGCGGTATGGTATTTTTACCCCGGCCGCCAAAACGTAACCGTGTACCATGTTGTAAACCGCATTATCGAGTATTTCAAGCCACCAGTCGGGCATCTTCAACGCCATAGCGCGTCTGACGCCCTTCATACATGATATTATCATCATGCGTGTCTGGTTCCTGTCAAACTCGGACTGGTCCAATGGCATGCAAACAATACGGCGAATCATTTTTGTCAATTCGTCCCAATATTCACCTGTCTGCCGGGAACTCATCCACAGGGTGCTCGCTTCGTTGCTCGCGAGCACGGCATCCATAAACGATTCGGACAGATAATCTTGCTGCCAGTAGCCTTCTAAATCGGCGGCAATCACCAGACGTGACTTCTTTGTCTCTCGTTTGATGATGGCCTTTGCGTACCCACGCCTCTTGGTCCGCAACGCATGCAGCACCGCTTCGGGCGGTATGACTGCTGCTGCTGCCCATTTTGTCTGTTTGGCTGTTACTATACCATTGTCGCCAAGGCCGGTCAACTTGCGCTTTTTGTCGTATAGGACACTTCCAGTCGTGCCCCACATAACGGGGTTGTGCGCATACGTCTCCGGTGTTAACAGAGGTTCTGATAGCGTGGTCTTTAGTACCAGGGGTGCCAAGAAGTTGTACACGCGCGATTCGACTGCGTCCAGCCAAGCCGCGTTTTCCAACGACCCTTCTCCTCCCGGTCCACGGTGCTTAATTTCACCGCACCAATCCTTGACGCCGAGGATAACCTCTTCGTCCGACAAGCCGCTGTCGTACCCTGCAAATGTGGCATAGTCCACTAGATACTGAAAGCCATGCATGCCCGTCTTTTTCATTACATTAGAGATCCACCCCACCCCTTCCCTCCAATTGGAGCAACGTAACCAGGCGGCTACATTGAACTTCTGAATTAGGTAGTTGATGCGGGGTAAATCCTCTGAGTAGCGTATAATACGCATCCACATGCCGAAACCCAGTGTTAACTTCGGTTCCGCTGTTAAGACGTCATCACGTGGCCCACGGTATCGCAGCAGACTGAGATCCGGATCATCCTGCAGTGCATTTAACGACTCGTCGACGTTGAAGAGTTGACCTGCCTTCTTCATAATCGGCTCGTCCGGAATCATATACAATTCCGGAAAAGCCAGTACGTTGATTCGCCAGTCTAGCCCATCCCCCGCCTCTTGTGCAAGGCGTCCCGGGGCTAGCCGTTCCCATGTGCGTACTATTGTGAAGTAACCGGCCGGTCGGTATCCTCTAGCCAAGCACATCCGTGCATAAGCTAGGCGTTCGGGAGACGGTAAGCCGACCAGCTTACTGTCCCCCTCCGGGAAAGGGCTGACCGGTGTCAGCCGGACCGTCTAATTGCGCTAGACCGGTCAACGTTTCAGTCTTATCGGGCGACTGAGCCGGCTTGAGCAACCGGTCTTTTCTAGTTAAATTGAGTGCCTCACGGACGCCCGTATTAATGACGAGTGAGGTGGCAGCTATGGGGGTGAACGCCATCGCGTTTAATGTAGTGCCACCCGTATTAAGTAAGCCTGACTCGCTTAGGGTAGCGTACCAGCTCAGTGTGGCGACGGCTATAGTACCGGTGGTGGACTCGGTTATGAAAGTGGAGCATACCGGCGCCGTCGAAGCCAGAATGCTGTTGCGATACAGGAGTGGAACCCAGGCGTTGGGGAACCCGACCGTGTACTGGATAGTAGAACAGACCACGTACGCGGGGACAACTATAGAACCGAACGCTGACACGATCCTCCCGTAGATACTAGCCGCAAATGGGAACTGTGCGACCTGCAGCTTCGCCTCAATGTATGGGACCCATCCCAGCCAACGCATTATGGCCGGCGAACGGTCAAAATCGTTGGGTTTAAATTTAATTATTTCACGTTCATTCAAATAGTCCCAGTCGGCCGGTTCACACCCGTCCCATCTAGGGCCAGGGTCCCCTGCCATGGCATAGGTAATACGGTCATTGGATAGCCCAAAGTCGAGCTCGGTATGGTAGCCGAGGTCGGGCATTGCGATGGTTGGGAAACGCGGGACATACCTTGCCATCTGAGGGGGGGCGACATAGAGGCCGGATGCCACGGCATAAAGGGCGAGGTCACCAGCGTGTGTGAGGACGTTGATACCTAGGAATGTCTCACCTATTGCACGCAGTCTGCTGTGTAGATCCTCCACTTGTACTTGATGCGTATAAGAATTGGTAGGGTACCAAGTGGCTTCATGTGGATCCAGACCGGACGTTTGCTCCATGGCATCCGCCATTACTGTCATGCAATCCGCTGCCCTGAGTACGTCACACTTATCCTGGTAAGACCAGACCCACCTGGTAGTATTATCCGTCCTAGTACCACGGTAGCATATCCCGAAAGCGAGTACGCCGCGGACAGCCGCTCCTGACCTGGACAGCGAGCACATGGCGCCGTTGAGCCGTACGCTGGCAATAGGGTAGGCTGGTATCCCCAGGGGGGAATACCAGTCGCGGGACACGTCGAGGTAGGATTGGTTGTTATAGTCGGCGAGACTCAGGTCATCGATCGTATTAGTGAGGGCTCTGAGCCCACCGAAGGTCACGTCCGTGTCTTGTGTGTAGAAGGGTAATCGGTAAAATGCTTTACAAGTGGTCGCCAACATAACTTTGGCGAAGCGTAGCTCCTCCTCCGTCCCTACAGTGTGATACCACCAGTCGAGCGCGGACTGGTAGTCTGCACTAGTGCACGCAAGAAGGGCGGCCCACATATTAGTGTAGGTAATGTTTACCGGCGCGGGCGCGTTCATTGCAATGACGGCACCTCCGACATTAATAGCGTTCGGCTGATTATCGAAACGTGGTTCTAGCTCGACGAAAAGTATTCGGTCGCGGGGCCCGTCGATCCTCCATCTGTCGACTACGCGACTGTCAGAAGACGTGCCTGAAAGGTTCGCGGCTGGGAAGGCTAGCGTGGTCGTGTCCCAAGTGCCGTACCGGTCATACTTCTGGCGGAAGGGATATTCCATATGCGCCAGAGCGAACAGCGCCATGGTTGCCGGATTGAGTCTCGCACCATTCACGAATACCACGGCAGTGGTGACGTCCCACGTTGAAAATATGAAGGGCAGCAGTCCCGCCCCGACCTGAGTTTGCTGATTGTTTTGTCGCAGCATCTGGGCATATACATTTATATCGACGTATGCCATCGCAATATTCGTACCGCCGGCCGCATTCGTGGAGCCGGGAAAGTATGCGCCGAGGTCGAATGCGTTATCCTCAGGGATAGAGATGTTACCCGCTATAAGCCACGGGGTGTGGTCCTCGACAGGACCATAGTTCAGGGAAGCATCCATCATCAGGATCTTGAGAGGTATGTCCGTTGTTATACCAGGTTGCGTATTATATGCAATGTTAGAAGAGTCGTTAGCATCAATCGTCTGAGAAGCCACGTCAGCGAGCGCGGGTACGTTTATGATGGCCGTGTTCGTTCTCAACCTGTTAAAAACGCCTTGCCCCGCCTGCACGATTATCTCGTCGCCTAAGCCAGAAATCTGCAGCGGTAGGCCGGGTCCGGCATGGGAGGCTACCCGCCACCAGGATTCATATGGGTCAGTATAAACATTGACGTAAGCGTTGGTCGCAGCGTCCCAGAAGGGTAGGTCGTTGAACATCCAGTTCGCACCCGCACGGGGTGCTACCGTGCGGAAGGTAGGGCGCCCGTTGATGTAGACAGGTATCTGAGCAGCCTTATATACTGATTGATGCCCCGCGATATTGGCGATAACGTTCCCGGGTTTTGAGCAGTACTTCTGGATGAGTTCAATTGACTGGTCAATCCTTTCTTGTGCTGTGTTCCCGTTTTCAGCGTGGCGACGGGCGTTATTAGTGGCCTGCATATACGCCGCATGACCGGTTAAGTTGGATCGGGCGTAATGCTTGTGGGAATCAGCTAGGTGCCGCATGTTACATCGGACATCTCGGAGCGGTTCCAGCGGGCAATTGGTGTCCCTTCTGCTTAGCAAGCATGCAGCCGAAACAAGACCCATCAGACATCCGGTTTCACGTAGGTACGCCACACGCTTATAGAAATTAGCTTCGTTAACTATTGGATGTCGGGAGTCCATATCATGCCAGCGTTGTAGTGACTTGCGCATGTGTGGCCATGCACCCACAGCGTGGAGGGACCTCGCGCCGGGCGCACCAAGGATGGCATCCGTTTTCCCGCGTTCGAAATCGTTCTCTATAGGTGGCGGCGGTAAGCCGTTTCTACGTTCCACTGTATATTGAGTCGCCTTCCTTAAGTCTGACAGGTCAGGGTATACAACCAGCCAGTCTTTGGCTGCAATGGCGCCAGCGGCAATGTACGACATCGGGGTACCGAGTGCACGTGCTGCGGCGATGAACATTTGGTCTGCCCGCTGTATGTCCTCCAGAGATAGCGCTTTGTCGTATGCAATATCGTGTAGCATGGCCAGTTTGTCGAGCGCGTCAACGGGAGTAGCAGCGTAGGGGACACCGTCTATAACACCGAAGTTACCCGGCCCTAGATAATTATATCCTGCCGCGTGCAGTAGTGACCCGATGTAGTCAATGGTACTCTCCGGCTGCGGTGCGTCCGCCCTCCTCTCTACGGCTGCAGGAATAATATCCCCTTTGTGCGGCTCCGGCTCGAGCTCACCGCGCAATATCTCGCCCACGGTTTGCATCATACCGCGGATAACATCCCTGTCATCCACCGTCCTGGCCGGTTCGTGTGGGGGGTCGATCGCATTTACGACTATGACGGAGGATTGATCCGGGTCCGGCACCTCTGTCATGTCAACATCGAACATATCGGGCTCCATCATATTGCCGTTCATGGCATGCATAATTCTCGCCCACACCAGAGCCAAGTATTCCTTGTACTCATCGAGGACGGCGTCGTCAGTAGGTGGTCTGAAGACAAATTCGACCCAGACGGGCACGAATATGCTTCGGGGGGTATTGGCAGCTCCCAGGATATCCTCCGGGGGCATAGTGTCGATAGTGTCGATAGGCATATCAGGGAGGTGCACTGCAACTTTGATACCATTGCGACCGGTTAGATCACACGACCAGATTGCGTCGAGGAGCGTGAGATGATGCATAGTAGCGTCCCATTCCCAGTCCTCCAACACAGAGAGTGAGAGTAACCTATAGTATGCCTGGTGGCGTGATGTGGCCGGACCCTTCCGTATATCCGCGTCGTACGCTGCTCGGAGTAACTCACGCTTAGTTTCATTGGTGGTGGAGCAATACCAGTCATACGCACCCTTGAGCTGTAGTGCTAGGATCCACTGCGTCAGCCTCGCGTCGCCATGCGACTTGTTAGCTTGACTACGTCTTTCGAGTGCTCCGGCAAACCCAGCCTGGTTTCCAGGTGGTTTAGGTGCACGGACCTGTGGGTCAGGAGCCCCACGCGTGGCGAAATGCCAGCCATTGCGCATGACCACATCGACGTCCGTCGGGGGGGCAAAACCTCTGCGCCACACTTTCCAGTAACGTCGCTCCACACGTTTCCACCCCTTGGGATCGAGAGGCTCACGGGGGTCGCCATCTGTCGAGGGTGGCTGCACGGGTGCAGGGTTGGACAATTTGACCCTCCTGGGCTTACCTTTCTTGGTAAGTTCGGTGAGAACCCCTTTTTCGTCCTCGGACGATGTATCACTAGCAGACTCTAGAGAATCGACCAGCCGCTCCGCATCCTCGAAGGTCTGGAGCGGGGCGGCGAAGTGGAAAGTATCCACTGCGGCTTCCTCTCTGGGCAGAGCAGGGTTGGTCGGCTTCTGCGGTATATCAGAGCCCGGTGCCGGCCCCTCTTCCCGCATGACCTGTTCAGCCTGCGTAACGCTAGGCAGATGCCCCTCCTGGTCAACTCCCGCAACGCTTGGTAGCCTATTCCTCCCCAATCGATTTGGGTTAGTGGGGGGCCTTACTGGTAGCGGTGTTAGTGTAGTATGGATAGGGATGTCCTCACCTAAAGTGTTACGTGTATGTCCTGGTGGTATAGGGGGCCGTTGTGCCTTGAGCTCTGCCACCGTATGTGGTCCATGCTCTCGCCGCTTATCCTCGACCTGCACAGCACGCTCAGCAATGTCCAAGTAACTGGGGGTGGGCGCCTCACGCTGCGGGAGACGGTTTGGGTTCGTAGGGGGCGAACCTGCGCGCTGTGCTGTTGTACCCGTCTTGCTCGGGGTACCGACGCTTTTATTACCGACCGCGTTACTCGGGTCAGTTATCGTACTAGCCGTCTTGCTCGGGCTAGCTGTTTCGACCGTCTTGCTCGGGTCGTTGTTTCGCTGTCTGTTTGCAGACACGGGTGACGCTGAGGACGTCGGTTTAAAGGTCGGCATACCCTCCAGCCGACCTGGCTCTACCGCTGAAATTCTCTGATGGTTGTGGCTCATTAGGATGCGGTGGTAGAAATTAATTGGGCGACGTACTACGGCTACTTCTGTCAGGTGCCAAGACTACGCATACAGCAAGGGTTGGCGGACCTTGCCTTTACAGTGGTTCCTCAGATGGTCAGATCGAACAGTTGGCCCTTCCAGCCAAAGCGTACATGACGTGCTCGACGATCTGTTTACGGGGCGGTGCATCCTCTCCGCCCAACCCATCCACCGGTATGCGTTCATCCCAGCAAAGATAGACCTGCTACCTACCTGCGATAAGAATAACCGTACTGGTGCACCTGTTTGACGTGCACTGACATGCTCGGCCGAAGCCTACTGCAAGCTGCGTTTCCCGCGGGCCGTCACCCCGCCGCGTGGACGACCACCCCCTGAGGTGGCCGGATGATCCACAACTTCCCACTCCTTCGCCGAGGTTTATGGGATACACACATTGCGCTGTTAGTTGTGGCCCGGATACGTGCCTGTTCCCGTAGATACCTGGGTCATGCCTCCAGAACTGCCCGGCTAGCGGGACGACTATGCCTGTGTTATGAGCGTGGTCATGTAGAACGGTCCGATTCCAAGTGTCCGACGGAGTATGTCCAACAACTCCCCGCCCCCACCCAGTGGAAACCGCTCCACGCTAGGACATAATCATGTGGGGGTGCCAGTCTGCGTATCCGGACTTCACTTAGCGTATTATCGCACCGTAGCCGCCCCTCAACCGAAAGACTACCCAAGGAGTAGACCCTCCCCCCACATGGCCCTAACGTGGCCCCTAACCACGCCGCCATCCGTGAACTACACGACCTAGCAGCATGCCGCCTCACCGCTAGCAAGACAGCCCCTTCGCCACGACTTTCGTCATAGGGTGCTGCCGCTCTCGGTCGCCGGACTTGTGGTGCGTCCAGCGCTTCAGGGTTAGGGCATCCAGCCCGTCCCCCTGGGGGTTGAACAAAGGAGGATTATGGG